CGAATTCAGTAAAAAACTTTTCCATAGTTTTAGTCATCTTTTGACGACTTGGTGTTAGTGTTCCGTCTACATCAAATACATAATTAGTCATGTCTGTTCTTTACTTTCTCTTTCATTTCCATTCTATATGCCCTTACGGCGCCCTTTACTATACTAGGATATTCACCTAGATATGAACCTGCTTCTAAATCTTCTTTTGTTACAAGATGTTTGTGTGGGTGTTCAATAGTATCATAGTTTTCTAGTATGTGTTTTGCCAGTTTATCAAACTCATGGTCTGTTACAAGTGGTGCATCATCAACATAATATGCATATGCACACATTAAATATTTTGCAATTGGATTCTTCATAATTACAAGATACAATTTTTTGATACAAATGTCAAGACTTTTTTAAATGTTTTGAGTGAATTTTGCAACCGATGAACTCATTATAATATTCGTCAGATAGTAATACATCATATTGAAACTGTAACTTTGCTTCATAGTATGACATCTCACCTTTTGTTTTACAAAGATGTAGTATTACTCTTTCATACTCCGAGTAGTTGTTCTGTACTTTTTCTTGGAGTTCTTTGTTTGATCCATAATATTCTCGCCAGTTTGATTCAACTCTGGTTTTAATTTTTCTAGGTCGTTTGCTATTTTTAGGAAGAGTTTTTGGAGACCAGAAATTCTTTTTACCAATATACTTCTTGCCCGTGGCGAGTTCTGTAATTTGATACACAAATCCCTGATAGTCTTTGGGTGTTTCATTGAATTCTTTATCATTATATAACCACATACATTTATTTAGTCAAGGTCCTTATCTAAAAAATGTGAGATGTATTCTTCGTCAACTAATACAGCATATGCTTCAGACCCACAACAAGGACAATATTCAGGTTGATGAGATACCTGAACAAAACAAATGATTCCACATTCATCACATTCTAGTTGGTATTCGTCTAAACCACTGCTCATCTCTAATCCTTTCTAATATCTCTTGTTTTCGTTCATCAGTTGCTCTTATCCATTCCTTAATTTCTTCTCTACTTCTACCACACCCTATACAATATCCGACATTGTTTAATACACATATTTGTTTACAAGGGGAAGGTATTCTAGAAGTCGATTTCACAAGCGCCTCCAGCACAAGCGGCCGCACCTATCGTATCTATTTCAGTATATTTCTTTTCTCTTACATCTTCTAACCAGTTAATCTCTTTTAGATTATCTTGTATCTTATTCCATTTATGTAAAAGATAGGCGTCTTTCAAACAATATTCTGCTTGTTTAATATTACCATCTGTATAATTTTCTGCAAATTGTTTAAATCTTCGAACCCAATCTCGTTTAAGTGCATTGTTAGTTGATTCCTCACTTATGTTTTCACCAAAACCTTGTGCAGTAGAACAGGCATCCCATAGATTTTTAAAACATTTTAATGCATCTACAACCATACCAGAAGCAAAGATGGCCGCATTACCATATTTGTTCACCATCTGTTTTGCTGTTATAACTGCAGTATTCGGTGCTTGATTAAAGTCTTTATCACCTGTTGCCGCCAAGAATGAGATACCAGAGAAGAAGTATCTATTATCAAATACATATTTCTCTACTCTATCCCAGTCATCAACAATAATTGTATTTGATACATTGTGTCGTATACCTTCGTCTGCACATAAATCTTCGTTTGTACCTGCAACAACCCAATGTTGTTGTGCCCTTTTCACTAACTCTAAATGGTCAATACCAAGTAGGTCATCTTTATAATAAGAACCTTTCTTAGGTAATATAGGGAATGAAACAACAACATCTGTACCACCTGCAGACCATACACTTTCTTCTACCATATATGGATTAGATTGCATAATTGCTTGAGTTATTTCAGACTCTTTGTTCATCTGTACATTTCTTATATACATTGGACTGTGTTCTGCATGTATACCACTTGCAGTTTGTAACAATACAGATGCATTACCACTTGGTTTTACACATGTTGTTCTTGCCGCAGGATTGATACCGATAATCTCTGCAACTTCTTTGTTTACTTTTTTCACTATCTCTGCACCCTTTTTCAGAATCTTTTCGTTAAAGAGAATTTCTGGATTGTTCATAAATCCAGTAATTGACACACCTAGTAGTGCTTCTCTATCGAATATCTGTTTAGATACATCAGATAAAAATTTAAAGTTTGTGTACCCTGCTTGTAGGGTACCGAGGATAGAAGCCGCGCGGCAGGCCTTGTAAAAATCTTCCTCGGTATTGCACATGCCCCCGTTGATTTCAGTTAAGTTACAACCTTGCCAACCTGACTTGCCATTGATTTGAGGAAACATTCCTATCTCAACGCAAGGGTTAGTCGTATGTTCTTTTGACTGAACGAAGACAAATCCTGGTTCTCCGAATTGTTTAACAGATTCCATTATTTTATGAAACTGTTCTTCACTTGCTTCATCACGAACAATTACGGCAGAGTTATTAGACCTTCCTCTTTGAGGATTATCAACAAACCAATTACCTGTTTTAGCAGTCATCATTTCTTCGTCATCTGCAGAGAATAAACATATCGTTGCAGACCTACGAACACCACCACTTAATACTGCGTCTGCGGCATGCATAGCAATATCATATACATTAATAGGTTTTACTGATTGTGGGTCTTTTGAATCTAGTACAATACCTTGAAGAAGGTACTCAATTCTATCAAGTGCCCTTCTTAATCCATCTGGACCAGGTGCTTTAAATCCTCCTGATATCTTAGCACCTTTTGGTCTTATTTGTGTCAAGTCAAAGAATACTCTACGACCTTCGTACTCTGGGTATTTACCACCACCTACGAAGAAAGAGGACATAAGAACATCTAGTGCAGATGCCCAACCCTCTATAGAGTCTTCAACTATAAATCCTTTTGCTTGTTTCGTTCTATTTTGTATTTTAGGGAGTTTCGCAACGTGATGTTTCTGTACAGAGAAACCAGCACCTGCACCACATAATAGTATATAAAATATTTCACCAAAGAATTCTGGTCTGTCAACATATGTAGATGTACAGTTGTACATTTTCATTTCGTGTTTGAGTAGTTGACTACCACCAAACTGTAATGCCCTTTGAGCACCTAGAACTCTTTGTTCTTTATATGCTTGTTTTGCCTCTTCTAGATACGGTGCCAAACCATTATCTTTTTCTTTATAATAGTTTGTATGCATATCAATCACTCTGTCAACTGCTTCTTCCCAAGTTTCGTATCGTTCTTCTAAATCTTTGTATCTTGAATAACCTTCATAAAATTTTGTTTGGGATAAAAACTCTCGTGTGTCAACAGGTTGTGCTGGCATTATGTACTCCTATAATTTGGGTGATTGAACGAACTAGTAATATATATACTTTTCTAATTTTCTGATTCTAGATATTTAACAAACTCTTCTTCTATTTCCCATTTGTGGTCGCTAACAAACTCATAAAGGTATTCGTAAAAAATATCAGAAGATACATCATCAATCCAATCGCCTTCATCTTCGTCCCATTTACCTTTAAGTTCTTCATTTCTTTCGATTATCAATTCTCTCATTTCGTCCCAGTCAACTTCTCTGTAGTCTTCTAGTTCAGAACCAAGATATGCATTGCAACCATAGAAGTTAGGTCCTTCATCTTCATATGTAATCGTTGATATCATATTAGGATCTAAAGGTGCTAGTTCTTCTTCTAGTAACTTTTGTAGTCCTTCAATTGGGGCACCCCAAGCAGAAACACCAACACAAGAAAATTCGTCATAGTCTTCTATGTAGTTCCATTTAGGACCTATGTTGTTTACTGTCCATTCAAAGTCTTTGACTTCTTCTGAATTACTTAAATCTTCTTTGAGAAATAAATCGCCGAACCACAGACCGTTGTCGCCATCTTCTTTTGTAAGTTTACTTGTTAGTTCAGACCATCTCTTTTTGGCCTTGTCGTTCATTCTATAAAATGATATTGTCCAATTCACATTATTTGCCATAATATACTCCTTCAATTTTGTTTATTATTCTATCAATTTAATCATACTTTGTCAAGATTTAATCTGTATCTTTTCATCTTTGCATCATTTTCATTATGATTTATTCCACATCTTTTTCTACATATTTCAGGTGGATTTGTTTTAATTCTTTGCTCTATAATTTTCCAATTATCTGATTCTAATATATTCGTAATATCGTTTTCTTTTAAATTTAATTTAACATCAAATAATTCTTCTAAACCTTTATTTTGTGTATTTAACCAACAACAAGGTAATAAATTTCCTGTAGATGAATAGTATTGAGGTGTTCTATTTGTTAAACATCTCGGTTGTATTTCAATATCATAATCATATTTTATTTTAAAATTATTTCCTTCTGTATCAGTAGATGTTTCTAATATTTGAAATACTATACCGTTTTCTTTTGCAATCTTATAAGCATCTAGTAAATTATCCTCATTATAATCAAAAACAATATATTGCCATTCAACATACATTCCAAGTTTCTTTGCTTCTAACATTCTTTCAAATAAGAATTGACCGTCTTGACCTTTTCGATATATATGACTTTGTTCAGGTAATCCATCTATACCAAATATCCATTTTGCATCAAGATTAGAGGCAAATGCTTCATCATAAACTTTTTTTAATTTATGATTTGCCGCTGTATGTACTTGGACAACTTTGTTTTTGTCCTTACACATTTTCAACATTTGATTTAATTTTGTATGAAAAATAGGGTCTGACTGACCGCCGCATAGAAGTATTTCATCATAATAATCTACAATCTTTTCAAATTCTTGTAGAGTTATTTCATTTTTTATTATAGTATAATCTTCGTTTTGCCTAATACAACCTCCACACTTTAAAGTGCATTTGTGTGTCGTATCGACATTAATACTTTTTGAAGTGTAATTAGTCTTTGTATTCGTGGTCGAGTCTAGGACAGTTTTTTTCAACATAATATAATCGTTCTTCTAATTCATCTATTTTCTTTGTAACGTGTGGGTACTTCTTACGCCACGCATCATCTGGTTGTTCTAACCATGTTAGACCCCAACGTGCAACAAGATAATCTAATATCATATCTATCTTGGCGTAACACCAAAGTCCTGCTCGTGTACCTTTAAAGTATGTGAGAAATACTGCACCTGCAAGGGCACCACCTATACCAGTATATATCCAAAGTGTGTCTGCGAATAATCTGCTTATCATAGTGTTATTAATCCCTCACTAATAAGTCTTTCTCTATTCTTCATATGTTGTTCTTGTATATCGTCTTTACTTTGACCCTCATACGCAACACCATGACCTTCTGCAATTAGTTGATTGACAACTGTTGTTTGTTTATAGGTAAAGTCACCGAGTATTCTACCAAACTTACCTTTCATGTCTTGACCATCTTTGTCTGCGTAAGTTTTGAGAATAACTCTTTCACCTTTACCAAGCATTGTTTTGAGTCTAGTCTTTGCGGCCAAACCAAATTTCTTTTCAACTAAATCTTTTGTTCTTGATTCTGGTGTATCAATACCTTTGAGTCTGACTCTTTCGTTTCTTAACCAGATACCAAAACCCAAATCAATATTTACATCAACAGTATCGCCATCAACAACTTTTATTACTTCGCATTTATATTTGTACATCTTTATCTTTCGTATGATTGACATAGTTTACCATACTATGGTCCATGACAGGGTCTAGTAAACCATCTCTGTAACCTCTGAATCTATCTTTGATTCTTTGCCATGGTGTTAGTTTTCTGATATTACCATAATGATTGATGTATATTAATTCACCATGATGACGATAGAACATAAATCTAGGTGGAACTCTTGTAACAATGTCATTGTTGTTAACAACTCTGAAATGTTTTGTGTATAATCCCTTTACGAACTTTCTTGTACCAACTCTTGGTGAACCAAAAGTATATAATGCCCATACTCTTGTTTGCATACGAGCAGTTGCAAGTGTTGCCATAGCGGCACCAAGTGAATGACCACATACATATATTCTTGAATTAGGAAACTCTTCTAGAGTCTTTTCTATTTCAGGCCAAACTTTATCGAGTTCGCCACGAAATCCTCTATGTACTAATCCTTTATCATTAAATGATTTCCTAGGAAATGCTTTGAGGTCTGCAAGTATATCAGATATTTCATCAGGTTCTGTACCTCTAAAACAAAGAACGGTAATGTTTTCTTTTGTTTTTCTGATAATATGACATTGAGCACCATCTATATCTTTCAATACATGAAAGTCATATCCTAGGTCTCTGTATGCCTGTAGTGCTTCTTTACCATCTAAGTATGCGGCCTTTGCCAGTTCAGCAAAGTGATTAATTGTTGATAGTTTCATTGGTTGGTGTACCCTTAGTGTTAGATTCATCAGTCAATGCCTCTTCATAATAAACAATAATCTCGTCTTGTTGTCCTATAAACCTTTTCAACTCAGCAATGTTGAGTGCAAGGTTCTCGTAATCTTTCATACTTAATACAGTAAAGGCAACATCACCATACTGTTGTTCAAATTCTATTAAGAATTCTTCTAAATTATCTTTTGTAACGACACGAACTCTCGTATCAATTAACTGTAGTGGTTTCGGTCTCGACACCACTGGTACTTGAAGTTTCTCCACTTTCGTCACTACTTCCGTTTTTACCTCTTGCGGCCTCCATGTCGAGCAACCACTGAGGCTTATCATAAGTATTAGTATTACCAGTATCTGCCATGAACTCACGCCAAAGTTTCGCTGTAGCACCATTCATTCTTCCTTCTAAAGATTGGGCATCTTTCAATGCTTCGAGTACAAGATTTAAGTTCGCAAACTTACCTCTTAACTCATCACCATATGCTTCTGCCTTTTGTAGTTTGTTTTGTAAAACATTATTTAGTTCTGCGAATTTCTTATTCTCACTTTGAACTAATTCTA